GGAAACGGCCACATCGCCGATATGTCTTCAGTCACCACAGGGTAGACAGTGAAGTCAACTAAGGCAACAGAATCTCCTGCTCCGGTTACTGTGACTGTTGCAGGTGGCGCGTACTTGTAGTTGAGTGTATACGGTACACGTAGTAGCTGGGTGAGATCCCAACCAGACTTGTCCGCTCCTGCCTCAGCGTGGAAGTACGCTACCTTCTTCGATGCATCTTCGGCTTCGAGTGGTTCCGCTGGTTGTTCTAGTAACCATAGAGCCTGATATCGATTAGGACTAGACTCGAGAACTACTGTAGGCTGAATGAGCAGCTGCTCAGGAGGACAAGTATCTAGGTCGGCCCAAACGGAAGCACAAACGTCAACGTGTTCCTTCTTTCTGGAAGGAGCGTCGAACAACATCGGACAGAACCACACGTCGTGGTTCATTACCGATTCGTTTATGTACTCGCCAAGCGCCTCTAGATCATCCGGCCATTGGAAAAATTGTTCCTCGAACGCACCCTTGCCCGACACGCGTCGTGCGATACAGAGGTAGCCTGAAGGTGCCCTATCGAATACGACTCTGAAGAATGTTTCCCTTCGAAGTGCAGTCTCTTCGGAGAGAACGAGAATAGGGACAGCAGCCAATCAGATCCCCTTTGAGTCCCCCCAGGGGTAGGTGCTACCCACCTACCCCCGAGGATCTGATGGTTATGGCAGGAGTGAGCTCGAAGCTTCACTGTCCTCACCTACTGGGAGGATGCGCTTGACATCGTTGACGGTGTCGCCGTTGTACTCGCGCTGCGAGACAACCCCAATGACTTCGGACCCCACGATGTCGTCAGGTTCGAAGTCCAACTCCCCTTCGAGTTGCTCATTTGAGAATGCGCCACTCGCACGCAGCAGCCCCTTCAGGTTGAAGAGCGACCGCTCGTGGATAACGGTATTCATCCAGACCTTACGGTTCTGATACTTCGTGTCTCCTGAACGATCCGACTGCACGGTGAATTCCCAATTGATCATGGGAGTACCTTTTGGTACTTTACCGTCGTTCTTCACCTCACGCATCTCGTAGTTCGTCACCTTCAAGTTGTATCGTCCCGCAGGCAGTGCCTCGAAAGTACGATCGTCAATGTCCGTCAGGTTCAATCTCATGAATCCCTTCCTCTGATGTAGTTGTAAATGTCCTGCATTGTTGGTCCTTCAACGAGTTCTGGTAGCCGTCCACTCCGGTCCTTTGCTTGTTGCCGTTCCGTTCCTTGGGTCAGCACCAGTGTTTGTATCTTTCTATTTCCGTCTGCCCGTATCTCCTTCCTGTACATGAATAGTACGATATCAACGTATCCAGACACCTCACCCTTCAGCTTACCTGGTAGTGATGGCCTAGACTTAATCGTGTTCGTTCGTTCATCTCGGTCCTCGCTCGTGAGGGCTGTAAAGATTACGTTGCAAGGCAGATCACGGAACGCCCTGACGAAGCGCCTGACCTGCTCGCTATTCTTACCCCACTCACGAAGTGACGCTATGTCGGGATCACGATCTGAATCCTTTGTGGTTACTGCTCTCATGATCTCTGACATAGAGAACTTCTGTAGTTCGGACAAGCTGTCCACAACGATCGTCTTGTACGGGTTCTTATCATACAAGCTACCGTACAGTCTGTCGACCTTCTCCCAAGAGGTCAGTCGTACGATGTTGATCTCCGGCATGTCCTGTAATGAAAGGGTTCCTCCTTCGAAGTCTAGTATTAGTACTGGCTGCATCTCTGGTACTAGTACCGACGACCCTGCGAAGCGTGTCTTGCCAACGCCAGGGTCTCCATACACTAACAACTTGATCCACTCGTATGCCTCCGGCGATACGATACGTAGTCCTGCTATTGTTTCTGGAGTCAGTACCTTTGGCACTTCTGGTGTCATTGGCGCGGTTAGTAGGTCTCTTGCTTCAGGCATTACGCACCTCGTAGTTCTCATCAAGGATTGCTTCTGGGTCTCTTCCTTCGTGCAGAGCTAGACAGGGTGCGAAGAACGAACAGCCGTTACAGTTCATCCTTGAAGGTGTCGGATAGATGCTTGGGTTGTCCAACATCTCGTGCGCCTCCAACTGGATTCGCCTTTCAACGATCGCAAGCGTCTCGGGTCTGAAGATGACCTTCGTCCTACGAACGAACTCCCTCTGGTTCATCTTGAGGTAGTCCAGAAAGAACTGGTAGGCTGACTCCTTGTACCCACCATCACGGATGGCTTGTAGGTACGTTTCGTAGGTCGTGTCTTGCATCTTGTTGATACTCAGCTGTCCGCTTTGTAGTACCTTCGGCTTCGACGGTGCCTTCTTCCGTAGCTCGTTGAAGATGACACCACGTACTTGTAGTCCGAGCATCATCCAGATAGCCCATGCGTACGATGAACACTGGTCATCAAGCGCTAACCATTCCGTACCAGCAAACTGTGCTGTCGTCTTGTGGTCGATTATCCAGTAGCCGTACTCATCCTCCGCTAGTAGGTCGACACGTCCTTGATATACGACACCATCCATTCCTGGTATCGGTACCTCGAACTCGATCTCGACATACGTAGGTGTAAAGGCATCATGGTTTTGTGCATAGGCAAAATAAAAAACGAGCATGTCCAAACCCAACTGCCGTAGTTCGTTCCATCGTTCTTCGAACTCGAGAGGTCCTATACGTACCTTTATCCCGATGTCCTTGATGGCATTAAGAAAGGCCTGATTGGCATTCGCCTCCATCAGGCCTTGGTTGCCCCACGTTGTTGGTTGGTAGTAAGCCTCTAGGGCTTTATGCATTGCTGTGCCGAAGTCTAGAGCTTCTATCCGTTGGACTGGTTCGTAGTTCTGTCGGATCTTGGATGTGAAATCCCAGAGCACACGACACCGTTTAAAGTATGATCTGTCCGATGTTCTTATGATTTGCAACCCGTTGCTACTTTCTATGAAGCCGTCTGTGCTCTTGACGAGTGACTAAAGTAAGGTGGTGAAGGTTCACGCAACCACGATTGCCACAAACATGGTGTAGTTCTAAGCCATCTGGAACAGGTCCTTCGAACCTCTCAAAGACTGCTCGATGAGCTAGCGTCCATGTCCTTCGTGTAGACCTAGCAACAGGCACATACACTAAGCCGTAGCCGGTCTTGTTTCGTTTGCCGTTCCACTCTGCACACTTATCGTCTTGAATATAACTATTATAACGGAGTCAAAGATGGAAATCAAGGGTGCTGATCGGAATTTTTTGTTCCCTACTCGTTACGAAATCGGACGAACTGGGGATGCCTCCAACCGTCTACGAGCTTGCCGTAGTGCTTCACTTCGATGATACGTCCGATCAAGTTGCCCCTGTGGTCCGAGATGTGCACCCGCGTGTCGTCATCCATCCCGCTACAGTTACCAAACGTACCGTCGTCTGCTACGAAGGTGATGGCTCCAATGAGACCGTTGTACTTCCCTAGTCCCTCTTTGTAGCCGACGATGCGTACGTCCATCGTTTCCTCGGCTTTCATCTTAAGCCAGGACTTGTGACGCTTGCCTGCGTACGGTGCGGAGAGGTCTTTGAGAATGGAACCTTCACCGTACTTGTCGATGTTCGCGTTGTGCATCTGTTCAGTTGCTGCACTTACTTCGATCACCGGCACGTAGGGACTGTAGCCCTTCAGCAACTTTTCTAGAACGCTCCGTCGCTCCTCGTATGGTTGCGCTCTAAGATCCCGATCTCCCAGTCGCAAGATATCGAACACGACATACGATAGGTACCGTTCTTCGAGTTGTTGCTTGTCAACACATACGTCAACTCCGCTTCCCATACATCGACTGGTAAAGTTGAAGTCTGGGTCTCCATTGTCGTCAAGGTAAACGACCTCGCCGTCAAGTCGCGTACCTGTAGGAATGAAGGTTGCTCCAAGGTCAGATTCCACTCTCGGCAATTTTCCGGTAGCATTATGGTTAGTTCTTGTCCAGGCTTGGACGTGTTCATCGTCTACCTCCACTTGAAGTCGCCAGCCATCGATCTTTGGTTCCATTACGAACCGTTGCTTGTTCAGCTTCGCAAAGTCAACCGACTTAAGGGTCTTGCATTGTGTCAGCGGGAATGGGTCGTTCATTCGTCTCCTAGTATCTGTCTGATCCAACTACGCTTCAGGGTAAGCATCTGCTTCTTTCCAGCATCTACCGTGTTTCGGGCAACGATGTCTATGACCTGAACAGCGTTGAGCTGTCCGATTCGGTGGAGTCGATCTTCGGCTTGGAGGTTGAGTGCTGGCGACCAATCACGATCGAGAAAGCATACCGTGCTCGCTCTCGTGAGCGTGATGCCGATACCCCCAGCTCCCAGTGTCCCAGCAAAAACCCGTACGCGACCTTCTTGGAACCGTTTGACGCTTTCCCGTCGATCGGGGTGGCTCGTACTACCCGTAAGGGTAACGAAGGGAATGGACGCAGCACTGAAACGTTGTGCCGCAAGGTCGACAAGTTGCCTAAACCGACTAAAGACGACAATCGGTTCTTCGGATTCATCTAGCACCTCCATGAGTGCGTCAAGCTTCGAACTTGGTTCCGACAACTTAATACGGTCACCGTCGTACCCTGCGAAGGCGACGGCGAACTGCTGCAGCCGGATGAGCTGTGCTATCACCACAGGGGCTGCTAGGACTTCTTCCTCCTGATTACCGATCCAGGCTATCATCTCCTTCCGCATTGTGTCGTATGCTCGACGCTGTACTGGTGTTAGGTCGACCTTGATCTCGGTGTAGTACTTGTCTGGTAGATCAGGGAGCACTTCCTCCTTACGTCGCCTGACGTAGAAGGGTTCGATCTCCTCGTGGATCTTGTCTAGGTTCCTAGGACCTACGACCACTCGTACGGTGCGTCCTCGGAAGTACTTAGTCTCGGTCTCGACGTACTTGTTGAAGAACCTCCAGTACGAGGTATAGACCTTTGGGTACAACCAGTTCAAGATGCTCCACATTTCGTCTGGCCTATTGACGACTGGTGTACCTGACATCGCTGTCTTGTACCTAACGTTCCTGATCGCCTTCAGGGCCTTAGTCTGTTGCGCCTTTCGATTCTTAGCCCTGTGGCACTCGTCTGCAATCACGTGTAACCAGGTCGCCTCTTGTAGCTCAGGCATTAGTCTCAATGCCTCCCAGTGAACCAAGAACACGTCACCTTTGATTGCATGCCAGAGAGCCCACGAACCTTTACGGTCTTTGGGATCTAGTGCGACGACCTTTAAGTCGGTTAGGTCCTCGAAGTGGTTTTTCCAAACGTCCTCAAGGATGGTGAGTGGTGCCACTACTAACGTGGCTGCGTGCCCTACTCGGTCGCGAATCATTTGGTCCCTAGCAATCGCCTCGTAGGTCTTACCTGTGCCCATGTCATTAGCGATCAAGGCGCCTGTAGCACTTACGAGGTAGTCGACATCCTCAGCCTGGAACGGAAACAGTTTAATCACTTAC